GGTGTTGGAATTTCTTATAGTATTGTCCCAATAAATGTCATAGACTCCTTGTCCATCATTTATATAAATACTTGAATTGGCTATTTCCCAAAAATGAATTCCTCTATTTCCCCATTCACTTAATAAAATATTAAGGGAAAAAAGAGCAGTTCGTAAGCTCATCCCAGATGTTAATTGTACATTACATCTTTCATAAGCTTCTTCGATGCATTGAGAAACTGAAGGGTTAAATGCAACTGTTGAGGATGTCGCCATTTAGTCCTCCTTACGATTGCCAAACTAGCGTACAAGAATCACAGTTAGTTAAAGCTACGTATATTCCGTCGGGACATAAAATCCCATTTTGAGGAATGTATATATCTAAGCCGCCAACTTCCGCCGCGCTTCCAAACTTAGCTTGGAAAACAATATTAGCTGCTACTACTGCGGTACCATTATAAATTTTAACAACAGCTTCAGCTGCACTTGGATTTGCATTAACCGCTTTTAAGCGAGCCCTTCCAATATAGCTTGAGCTTCCCGTATAAGTTTCAACTCTTCCTGAACTTGTTAGAGTAGACGATTTAACATCAGTGATTCCGCCTGCGTATCCCATAATTTTATCTCCTTAGTCGTGAGCTCCCGAAGGAGCTCACATTATTTTATTACGCTAGATTGTTATTTTGAATGTAAGTTACAGTCAAAGTTGCAACGCCAGCATCTGAAGTTGTAGCAGAAGAATCAGTAAAGATTTTTACATCTGTACTTCCAATATCTTCCCACTCATCACTATCTGCAATTGTCGCTTGCGAACCTAATTTAATTACATTCGCCGTGCTAACAGCAACAGCTGTACAAAGTTCAGTTGAAGTCGAACTCGTTCCAATACTTAACGTTGCTGAGTTATCATACGCAGTTGTGACATACACATAACATTCTACAATTTGACTGTTTGCAGGAATAATAATTCCTGAAGCAGCTGCTGTTGTAGATTGTGTAATTGCCGCAGATTGAGCCATTAATGTAAAACCGACATTCTTCATGTCTGTTCCAACAGTAGTCCCAGTTGTATTACTTATCGTGCCCGCTTTTACTGGACCCGAAAATGTAGTTGTGCCCATCTTAATCCTCCTAGTTTGTGAATCTAGTCTCTAGGCCGTCGACTATACTCGTCTAGATTCATTAAATAATTGTATAGTAATTTTTTATAACCTACTTTTGAGTAGAGTGCAAGGTATCCCTAGGAAAAAAAGTGATTTTTGATAGCGCTTAAGTGGCTATCGAAACTTCGGCCTTAGCAGAGTCTATTTTAGTTTGAAGAGTATCTTCTTCAAATTCTCGAGCAACAATTTGTTTAATAACATCCTGAATTTGTTTATTGATTTCAATCATCCGAATATTATGCTTCCCGGACTTCAGGTGTTCCTGTTGCCACTTTAACTCCAAGGACCGTTTTGTATTGTATAGGTCTTCGGTCATTACTAACCTCCTCATAGGTTATCCATTTACCTTTTTTATTGGTAAATCCATCAGATTCAAACTTTACCTCATTTTTTCCCAGTTTGTCAAGGATAGAGTTCTCAATACCAACAGCTGTATCTTCAGCTTTTACGGTGAAATCAGCATAATAGCCATGATATCGGATCTGTACTCGGAAGTTTTTCATAGGTAATTTCTATCTTTATTAAGCAAATGGGGCGGTTTTGAGGCCGCCCCATTAATTTTCTTCAAGTATTACGCACCTTCGACGCCGTAAATACCTCTAGGGTCGGATACGCCAAAAACGTATCTTGCTCTAGCTTTGTATCTTACGTTGCCAGTAGTAAAGTCCCCTTCCATCTTAGTAGTAAGAGGAGCTCTATCAAAGTGTTTCATACCGTTAGGTACATCTGTGGTTATATACCAAGAATCAGTATCTGTAAGGTAGTTATTCACTCTATAACCTTGAGGAATCATACCCATAGATTTGATTGCATTGATATCATTATCAGCAGTTCCTACTCTACCTTGAGATTTCATCAATCTCTCAGCAGTGAACTGACCAGCAGATGGGACAATCATCTTCACACCTTTTGCAGCGATTTTTAAACCTCTTTCATCAGTCATTGCAGCGATATCAATTAACGCTTGCTCTAACGATGTTTCGTTTAAATCCGCTTGAGTAGTAAGAGTATTAGAAAATACTCCTGCTATCGTTGGGTGCGCAGTGCTAAACAATGAAACCGAATCGCCTGAATCATAGTTATCTGTAGTAGGTAACCCTTGAATCAGAGGAAATACTGATTTTACTTGTTTAGTGTTTGCCATCGATCTTGCTAGTGCTTTTGTATAACGAGAAGCAAGTTTGTCATACAGGTTATCTTCAATAGCTTCCTCAGTGATTGCAAAAGCGAGAGCAATTGTCTCGTTAGTGTATCTTGCTGTGAAAGTTTCTTGCGCTTGATCAAAAGCAACTCCAGATCCTTCTGGTTTTACTAATGCTGAAGCGAAACCTGACAACATAACTTCTTCTTCAAAAGCTCTGTCAGATGACTCAGTCGTATATATTTCAGCCGACTGATTTTCGTATTGTTTGTATTCCAGGCCAAATAGTGCATTTAAACCTGGTTCTAGTTCTTTAACTAGCTGATTACGTGATATTGCCATGTTTTATGCTCCTATTATGCTAATGCCGCGTCTACTTTAAACACGTGTTCCCCGACATTAAATACACAATACGCGTTGCAGTTAGCTGCACTCGTATCGCTATTATCGGGATCATGAGAGATTCCGAGTTGTTTGAAACCATTGTCAGTCGCATTCGTATCAGAATCTAATTCCGAAGTTGATTGACCAGTAATAGTACTTCCACCAGTTCCTGTAAAATCCATTGCTGCATAATTCAGGGCTGCTGTTCCAGTACCATCATGTTGGGCTTCAAAAACAAGGGTTGGGTCCATGTATATGGTAGCTACTATGTCAGCTGCTGCTGTGCTAGCTGGATAGTATGCTTTCCATGTTGGTTTACTTGTTGTTGGGTCGGTATAAAACACACCGCCGAAAACACCTGCTTGTTGCACGTCTCCGACTGTTGCTGCTTCAACACCACCCGCTGTTACTGCTTCAACTACTTGACCAGTATAAATTGCTGTGTCGTAGTTATTAGCAATATTAGCTTCTTCGGCTCTGATTTGTCCACCTGTAAGATGTCTTGTAGGTCTGAAACCAAAAGCTGCGTCTTGATTTGCCATATTGTCTCCTTTTGTAGACTACTATCCGCAGTCTACGATTAATTTAAATTCGTTGGATAAGAATCGCTAATAAATTAGTCTTTCTTAGTACCACCGAAGGTTACACGGGACTGCCTCTCAGCATTGATCGGCATTCCTGGGTGCTGTTCCTTCATAAGATCACTTTCAATCGCGTCGTCTTTGTCTTGAGTAATTTTTCTAAAATACTCATCGCGCGCTTTGACGATCTCTTCCGATATCCTTGCCAGCAACAGGCCACCAACTCCGATTACCCCTTTGTATTTGCCTTCCGTCATCACTGGATATTCTGATCCTGGATACTGATCTGCTCTTACGAGTTCATATCCCGATCTTAATCGGCCGGCTATGTTCTTTGTATCTGTAAAGCCCATAGTTTCAGCTCTTATCCACCTGTGATGAAATCCTGCAGGCGCAGGGGGTGCATCTAAAGATGATGGGGGAGTCCAAACTACTTTACGTTTTGTCTGTTCTCTAGTTTGACTCGCACGGGAAGTTTTTATTTTTTCGGTACTCATATGCTTATACCTCCTTCATGATTTTTAATTGTTTCGCATATTCTTCAAGTGGCACACCTAATTTTTTGGCGATTGCAACTTCAGATGATGTGAGCCTGATAGTTTTGCGACTAGGATTTACACTTCGCTTCGCCGAAGCTACTGTTTGTGTTAGTTTAGTCGATTCCTGTGAATCAGTCTTACCAAATTTATGCGGGAAGTCAAGTTTCATTCGTTTATTTATTTCAGCATAGTATTCATCTGAATTGGGATCGAAGCCCTCGTCTTCCGTTAGTTTTTTATGATAGTCAAAAGCCGTATAGGTCATCGCATTATCTTTCCCAAACCATGTATTCTGTTCAGCCCATGCTTCAGCTTTTGGATCTGGTGGTGGAGTTCTTCCGACAGTATCTTGTAAAGAAGGTGTTTTTACTTCTTTTTCTTTGTCTTGAGACTGTCTATCTTTTAAAGCGTTTAACCGGACTTCTTCAATACCGAGTTGTGCAATTGACTTTTGTGCATCAACTTCAGCATTAATGTCGCCTGCTTCTCTTGCCGTAGTAAGTTTAGCTTTC